AGTTTAGGCACAGCTAATAATATAGGGGGACTGCTTACTAATGGTAAAGGTTCTGATAGGAAAAAGCTAGGCGATTTTTCAAGTGTAGCCAAACAAAAAAGACTAGCGAAAAAACTACGCAACAAAAAGAAAGCGAGGAAAAAGAAATGATGATGACTAACATACTATTATTTTTGATGATGATAACTATGGCATGTGTAGGATATGCGTCAGCATATAAGATAATGCAACGCGAAATTCTGGAGCGAGATATCCAACTGCATATGGCATACACGTTCATAGAAAAGAGGCTCAATGACGGACAAAGAAAAACAAGAGTACGAACAACTTAAAAAGAAATCAATCAATGGGGACATGAGTATTCAACAAGCGTTGAGATACTTTCAACTCAGACAAAAAGCAAAGGGGGACAACTAATGAATCTATTTTATTTGAATCCAAACAGCGAAGCATCAGCACGAAACCTATGCGACAAGCACGTGCCTAAGATGTTATTGGAAACTTGTCAGATGTTATCTACTGCTGTTCGCAATCAGGTTCCTCACCTGATTAAAGGCGACACAGTATATAAGACTGCATATCCCAATCACCCTATGACTAAGTGGGTGGGTGATAGCTACTACAATTTTATGTGGGCATTTACACACGCAAAGCAAATCAATGCTGAGTATAACTATCGCTTCGGTAAGATTCACAAGTCAGAAAGAATCCTTGATGCAATTCACAGATTAAAACAAGACATACATGAATCCTACTGCAAGAATGATAACATGGATATGACAACCATACCACAGTGTATGCCCGACCAATACAAGAACAAGGACAATCCTGTGGAAGCCTATCGCAATTATTATTTCCACGAGAAAAAATACTTTGCAAAGTGGGAGAAAGGTAGAAGCAAACCACATTGGTTTGTAGAAAAGGAAAGACTACATGGTGAACAGTAGCATACTACAAAATAGAATGGAAGAATTGAAACGCGAAATCGAATACCTCGACAAGCGAATCATACTGATGCAAGATGAAGTGGCTGAGATTAACAGGACACTAGCGAATCGTTCAGCCACGAGCATCAGAAACATTATGAAAGAGAGGGAGCAAAAAGATGACAGACAACAAAAGCAAACTGCCACGAAGTAATTATCTATTTGCGAAACATGTGTATGAATTTATGTGCGACCACATATCAAGCAAAGAGATGAAAGAATTTATGGTAGAAAGACTGGCTGTTGTGTATGACACCTATCCTCAAAAGAAAATAGAGGATCACAAAGCATACTTTAATTGGTTAGAGGTACACAATGAAGGATAATAATGTATGGGACATAGCTTATTGGAATCCAACCGACGAAGTGACGGATGAAGAACTGCAAAGATTCCTCGATAGTGGTGTAGGTACAGCATCTTCTAACCCCAGATGTTTTAGTGTTCGACAATTCGTCGAAGCATTTAACAAGCAAGAGATAAGCGACATGGGTTGGTTGTACCACACACCCCGACACAATGACGAAGGGGGCACGAATGGATAAAGACAGGGCTTTTATGATAGCAGATAGATTGTTTTGGATATTCATTGAGAATACACATCCAAGTTATCTAGGGGATTTTATAGAACCAGACCCAGACAATCCAGAAGGAACGCGAAATACTGAAAGAGGTCGCGAATTGTTTGACGAACTATTAGAATTTGTAGAGAGGATATAATGAAGAAGAACAAGATGAAGTATGTATGGTTTCACATCCATAAAAACTCGAGAAAATTCGAGAATTTACTTGACAAAGAGAACGATACATGGTATACAAAACTATGGCGCAGAGTAAGAAACTACCTAAACATGTGACAATCGGACCGTTCTTGGTGGAACTCATATGTGCCCCCCACGATATCATGTATGAAGTGAGTGAAGCACAGGGTACATTTGTAATTAAACCACCGTATAAAATTTATCTTGACAAGGAGATGATCGAGAGAGGGGGTGCTGATGCTGTGAACGTAGTGCTACATGAGTGTATGCACGTTGCATATTATCAGTACCAACTCAAAGACAAAGACGAAGAAACCGTAGTTAATTCCTTTGGAAATTTTATGACAGAACTTCTCTGTCGTTCTGAACTCAAGGATTGGTTACGCGAAAATATGAAAGGAGCAAATGGGAAAGCAGAAAAGATTAGTGTTCGTTTACGGAACTCTCAAAAAGGGGGAAAGACTAAACGGACTAATGGCAAAACAAAAACGAATCGGCGAAGCAATAACCGTAGATAGTAATTACACGATCAAAGATTTCTTGAATAGTTATCCAATAACATTTAGACATTACGATAACAAAGTGTGTAAATACAGAATCAAAGGTGAGCTGTATGATATTAAAGATGATAATGTCTACGCAGCCGTGTGTGATATGGAACTCAATGCAGGATATACACTTGTAAATACGCTAGTGGAATTAGAAGATGGCACGGAGCATGTGGCAGAAATGTTTCTGGTAGAAGAAACACCCGCGAAAATTACAGGTAAAGAAGTTCTCTCTGATTACAGAGTGACAACAACAAAAAACATAAAAGAATGGAGTGGAAAGTAATGGACTTTGAAGATGTGTGTAATAAAATAACAGGAGCAATGATGTGGGTAGCGACATACGGAGTATTTATTTTACTTGGTGTGGGCGTGGTGCTAACATTTTTAGGATAGGAGTAGACATGGCTAAACGTAAATTCACCACAGGTGATAACTATTTATTAGATGAAACTTTAGAACTAGAGGATGAGTTTGACTTAGAAGAATTTGAAAACGACCCTATGTTCGACCCAAACGATCACGAATATTTACAGGAGTTAAACAATGAAGAAGGCAAAGACGGGCAACCTTTACCGTTGGACAGATATTTCAATCGCTTTAGAAAAAATCGTTAAGGCAATTGAAGATCCGACGAGTGATGAATCACCTAGGTTTATCATAAAGAATGACAAGCCTTTTACTTTTCGTATGCGTATCTATCAATACATTAAAGCATATAGAAAGTTGGCAGAAGAAACTGGTGAGGGAGACCCCACAAAATATGACGTACTAAAAATTAATGAAGTTGATAATGGAGTAGAGATCATGCACATTTTAGATGATGTTAAAGAACTAGAAATTGTTGACGCAAACACTGGAGAAAAAATATGACAGATGATAAAAACTATCGTGCTTCATTTGAAGCATGTGTAGAAAGTTTGAAAGACCCGCTGATGAATGTATCCAAAGAGTATGATACGGATGTTATTATATCAGCACTATATGAGATAGGGATGAGGTTATCTTTATTAAAGTATGGTACAATGGGTAGCTTTGGTTTGCTTGCAGATGTATTACATACATTTACAACAGCGGGACCACTGATAGATGAAATGGAAAAGAGGAACAATAAAACAGGAGACACAATGGATTCTGTATTTGCTTCAACAAAGACAGACCCATCAACAAAACATTAAGGAGACAACATGAGTGAGACACAGGAGATTACAATACCAACAGAGTTATTAGAGAAAGATTCAGTCGAGTTATCTAATGATGAGGTGGCGATTCAAAAAATAATAGAGTACTTAAAAGCGACACGCATCAATGTGCGTGATGCAGAGTCAAGCGGTAAACGTATATCCAAGAAGAGTGCGACAACCACAGCACCAAAGAAGTTTGAGAAAAACATTTTGGATATGCTAGTATCAGAAACTTAAGGAGACAATATGAGTGAGAGCGAACTACCAAGAATTAGAAAGTTTGTATGGGATGACAATGGTCAACCTGTTCAAAAGATATGGGACACTTCAAGCCTAAGTTCTTTCTTAGCTTGCCCTAGATATTACAAGCTGTCTGTATTAGACGGTTGGAAATCTACAAGCTACTCCAGTGCTACGGGATTTGGTTCCGCAGTACACCATGGTTTAGAAGAACTAGACAAGGCAAGGCACGAGGGTTTAACAAAGAATGAATCCACGAAACGTGCAGTAGCTTCCGTCTTGCGCGAATTTGGTGAGGACTTAAAACTTGCTGATGAAAATGCAAGAGGACTAGAGGCGGCGCTCCGAGCGGTTGTGTGGAAAGCAGAGGAGTTCTGGGATGATAAGCTAAAGCTAGCGACCATGCCAGACGGATCGCCCGCATTGGAACAAAGGTTTGAAGTACCCATTGGTGACCAAGGTCACAGGTTCAGTGGTCGTATAGATAAGATTGTTTCTATTGATGACAGACTGTATCTGGTTGATACGAAAACAACCAAGTCATCTTTATCTGAATGGTATTTCAATGGCTACATGCCGAACAACCAAGTGTTCGCATACATCTGGGCGTGTCGTGAAGTATTGAAGTTGCCTGTTGATGGCTTCATCATTGACGCAGTACAGACAGGCGCGAATTTTACAAGGTTTGCAAGACAAGTATACAACGTATCGAAAGAACTAATTGACGAGTGGTACAATGATACGTTGCATCACCTTAGTATATCAGATGTATATGCTAACTCACAATACTACCCCGCGAACTTCACATCATGTGGAAACTACGGTGGTTGTAGATATAGAGAAGCATGTGCTCATGCGAAATCACAAAGGGGAATGTTCTTTGGTAATGACTTTACTCAAGAGTATCATCCAGATTTAGAAGAAACAAAACCACAAGAACTTGAAGTTATCAAGGGTGGTAAATAATTTTCTTGACAAATCTTTTTAATAATATATAATTCAAAACATTATAGGAGACCAGTTTATGGCAAACATAAGTAAACATAAATCAACAAGTGTTACCAAGCTATTACTCTGTGGAGATAGTGGCTCTGGTAAAACGTCAGCTCTAGCAAGTTTAGCTAATGCTGGCAAGAAGCTACGTATACTAGACTATGATGACGGACTTGATATCTTGCCCGAGTTTTTAAAACCCGAGGCAGTAAAGAACGTATCATATGTTACGTTAAGAGATTCACTAGGACAGGCTGACTCGTTCAGACGAGGGGCACGGTTATTATCACACTGGAAAGATGGTGATGAGGACTTAGGTCCTGTGAAAGAATGGGGAGACGATACAGTTCTAGTGATTGATTCCCTCACACTGATGGGCGAAGCTGCCTTAAGAGCGGCTCTCGTCTTCAATAACAAAAAACCAACAGAGCAAGCTAGCCAACCCGAGTGGGGTGCGGCGGCGCGTGATGTCCAAAACATTATACAATATATCACAGGTGATGAAGTGAAATGTAATGTCATTGTGACCACGCATATGCAGTACATGGAAGGTGAGATGGGTGTGTCCAAAGCATATCCTACATCTGTTGGGTCGAAGCTATCTACTAAGATTGGTAGATACTTTAACTGTGTATGTAGAATAGATACTCGTTCATCTAGCAAAGGAACAGAGCGCACGTTACGTACAATGTCAGACCACAAGATGGATCTGAAAGTTACCGCGCCATCTTTAATAGAGCCGAACATTGAACTTGACTTGAACAAGTTATTTGAATCTATTCAAAAGAACGCACAGTCTAAACTCAAAGAGAGCAATACGAAAGGAGATAAATAATGTCTAATATTGCTGACTTCTTAACCATGACACCCAATGACACGCCAGAAGCTGTCGATTTACCAGAGGGTAGTTATGAGTTCTCTATAACATCTTATAGAGCAGACGAAGTGGGTAAAAATAATACCCCTATCGTCAGAGTAAACATCAAGGCGATCGGAGTTATTGATTCGGATTTACCCGAAGATAAACTCAAGGATGTGCTACCAACTCGTATGGAGTTCTGGGCTACACCTAATGCCTTGAAAGTAAGCAATCCTGCAACAGGATTGAAATCATTTCTAACTAATGGGTTAGACATGGGTCATGTGGAAGACCTGCCTTACAGTGAATTGCTAGAGATGGCAATTGGTAAAACCTTCAAGGGCTTAATCAAGCACGAGATGGTGGGGCAGAATAAAGATATTCTACAACCAACAGTAAAGAGAATACTCTAACATGAATAAGCAGACAGTACCTTCACAACAACCTAACGGTGATTGCAAGATAGCTTTCGTATTTGATTTTCCAACTACGGATGAGCAACGTCTTGGTGAAATCATGATTGGTAGTACGGGAAAAATGTTTCACAAGATGTGTGAGATATTAGAACTAAATGTGGAGAACTGTTTGCTTACGCATGCTCTCGCTCAGAAGCCAGCACAGGAGAACCCCGCCCATTTCTTTATGAACAAGAAGAACTATTCTAAGTTTAGTAAAGAGAATAAGTGGCGCTCGAAGTATCCTGTGAATGGCTTCGGCTTTCTAAAGCCCGAGTATGAGAGCGAGTTAGAGCGGTTGCAAAACGAGCTTAACGCGTGCAAACCTAATGTCATTATTGCCATGGGTAGCCTTGCGTTATGGGCGCTGACAGGACTAGACAAGATAGGTACTTACAGGGGAACCATTCTCAAATCGGACCTCACAGGTGGGACCAAAGTTATGCCTACGTTTAGTCCTAGTGCCGTCATTAGAAACTTTGACTTCAGACCTATTGTCTTAGCAGATATCAAGAAGGCAGTCGAAGAATCAAACACACCAGAAATTAAAATAAAAGAAAGAGAGTTATGGATTGAACCAGAAATCAAAGACCTCGAGGACTTCGAACAAAAGTATATTAGAGAGAATAACGAAGATCAGCCACTCAGTTTCGACATTGAAACAGGCGGCGGTTTTATTACTTGTATTGGTTTCGCTCCAAGCGATACTGTCGCTCTCGTTATACCATTCAAGGACAAACGAAACGTACTCCAAAACTATTGGACTGATGTTACCCATGAACAACAAGCATGGGCTTGGATAAAACGCATCCTTGAAAATGAAAAGATTACGAAGGTCGCACAGAACCAAACGTATGATGTGTCGTGGCTACAATATAAACACAATATAAAAGTAGCGGGAACTATTCATGATACAATGCATGCCCAACATGCATTACAGCCCGAACAACAGAAAGGCTTAGGCTTTTTAGGTTCGATATATACAAACGAGGGTGCTTGGAAAACGATGGCTAAGTTTTCAAAGAGTACTAAGAGAGATGAATAGATGTAATAATGGCGAAACGTGCTCCATACTTTGCGGAGTTACATATACCAAATGATTTAGTAACTATCGAAAGTGAAGTACGATTGTGGAGATCAGTAATTGACCAAGCGATATCAGACTTTATGTCGACCAATAAGGCACGCGAAAGTCTATCAAATAAAGAGCGCGCCAAGATATGGTTGCGCGGAAAGACAGAAGATTTTAGTCTTGTTTGCGAGTATGCATTCTTAAATCCGCAGTATGTTCGCAACGAGGTATTTAATATTATAGGTGGAATAGATGAGTTATACAAGTAATAGAGCAACGACCACATACTCAACTCAAGTGGGTGGCGATCATTACAAGAAGTTCAAGATACAACCATCGGAGTTCGTTAACCAGAACAAATTTCTTTTTGCAGAAGGTAATGCAATCAAGTATATCTGTAGACACCAAGACAAGGGTGGCAAGCAAGACTTACTAAAAGCAAAACATTATATCGACATGATAATTGAGAGAGACTATGAGTAACACAGGAGACAAAAGCAATGGCAAAAATAATAAAGAACGTAGATATACAAAATATCGAACTCGATTCTGAGCAGATCCTCTGGACTTATTGCGCTTTAGATTGCGCGGTGACTCTAGAGATTTGGCAGAAGATCAAAAAAGAATTAGACGATACCACTTCCAAAACATATCAGTTTGAAATAGATAGCCTCAAGCCTGCGATGGCTATGATGCAGAAGGGTTTGCGCGTAGACCTAGAGAAAGTTAAGAACATGCGTGCCCCCTTGAAAAAAGTGCGCTTGAAATTAGAGCGAATGTTAAATCTATTTGCCCAAGCGGCAACAGGTAAAGATTTAAACCACGCTTCACCAAAACAATTACAGGATTTATTTTATGTACACTTAGGTATACCTAAGATCATGTCCTATAAAAAGGGGAAGTCAAAAGTTTCAACAGATCGTGAGGCGCTAGAGAAACTGCGCGAAAATTATCCACGAGCAAAAGTATTTGCCAATGCAATTCTTGCCTTACGTGATATCGACAAACAACTTGGTGTGCTAGAAACTACAAGAGATAAAGACAATCGCATTCGTTGTTCTTATAATGTGGCAGGCACAGAGACAGGGCGTTGGTCATCTTCAGAAGCCCCTTGGGGTACAGGAACTAATCTTCAAAACATAACCAAAGACTTGCGCGAAATTTTTATTCCAGATGATGGAATGACTATGTTCTATGCAGACTTGGAGCAGGCGGAATCTCGCGTGGTTGCTTACTTAACAGGTGACCAAGGATATATTGATGCATGTGAGAGTGGTGACTTGCATACCACTGTAGTTAAGATGGTCTGGAAAAATATGGGGTGGAGTGGTGATCCTGTTCAAGAAAGAAAGCTAGCCGAGAATCCTTATTATTTGCAGTTTAGTTTTAGAGATATGTGTAAGCGTGCTGGTCATGGTACTAACTATGGTTTGTCAGCTACATCTTTGGCTAGACATTTAAAAATTAAAGTAGCACATGCTACAAGATTCCAATTACTTTATTATGGTGGAGTAGTCAGTCTTGATTCTGTGAATCGCTGGCACCAACAAGATCCTAAAGCTGGTTTTGATGAGCTTCTAGTATATGGCAAAGTATATGGTGATAAAGTTAAATACGTTGAAGTGCCTGGCGCATTCCCTGGAATACGCAAGTGGCATGACAACATAGCAAATGAGTTGTTAAATACTGGGACACTAACTACTCCTATCGGCAGACGCAGACAGTTCTGGGGTAGACTAGATGATGCTACAACATTACGTGGTGCTATTGCTTATGTACCTCAATCTACGATTGGTGATTTATTGAACATGGGATTATATCGAGTGTGGAATGAGTTACGTGATGAGGGTGTTCAAGTATTAGGACAAGTACACGACGCGATTTTAGGACAGGTTCCTACTGAAAAGATAGATGAGCTGATGCCTAAGATCGTTGCGTGTATGACAAATCCTATTCAAGTAGGCGAGAGAACATTGGTGATACCTTCCTCTGTTGAAGTGGGTAACACTTGGAAGAACATGAAAACATGGGAGAGGGGGCACGATGGCGCGAATATATAAAGACTATATAGACGCATGCGTAAAGGCTACAGAAAAAAGTCCGATACCTAAGTTGTTTAGAACTTGGGCGGCGCTGTCATCTGTGTCTGGTGCATTGGGCAGAAGAGTGTGGATGCCTATGGCGAACTACGATATACGTGCGAATATATTTGTTGTGTTAGTAGCGGGACCAGGGAGAAACAAATCTGTTAGTTTGATTCTACCATTTAGTAAAGTATTTCGTAAACTAACAACACCTGTTGGTACAAAACCAGACCACGAGAATTTTAATTCTGGATTAGTTGAGTATGGTTTGAAAGAGTTTCCTCTCTATCTTATTCAAGATAGAATTACTCCAGAAAAATTAGCAGTGGATATGTCTAAAGCATCAAGACTTGACATGCGACTATCTACAATGGGTGAAGAATTTTTTGATGGGTCATTAACATTAGTAACTTCAGAACTTGGTACATTCCTATCAAGACATGAGCGTTACTTACAAATGTTCTTGACCGATATGTGGGATAGTAAAGAAGAATACTCACATAAAACCAAGACTGCAGGTGAGCACATTATTAAAGGTCCTTGTTTAAATTGGATCGCATGTGCTACACCCGAGCAGTTCGTTGATAACTTACCAGAAGATGCTAGGTCACAAGGTCTATTATCTAGAATCATTCCTGTCTTTTATGATGGTGAAAAGATTCCTCAGTCTTTATTACAAGACAAAGTTTCAGATGCAACCATTGTTAATCTGAGACATGACTTGTCTGAGATTGCAAAGATGTATGGACCTATGAGATTTGATGACCGCGCATTTGATAAGATCAACGAAGATATTGAAACAGGACTTGAACCAATACCGACTGATGCAAACTTAGCTGAGTATACACAACGTAGAGTATCGCACTTTATTAAAGTATCTTTAGCTATTTCAGCTAGTAGTTCTAAGGATAAGATTATTACTTGGGACCATTGGCAGAAAACTAAAGACTTAATGTTTGAAGTAGAAGAGGCTATGCCTCGTGCATTGGCAGGCTTTGGTATGGCTAGGGCGGGTAAACTAGCGCAAGATATGGCAGTATGGTCGAAAGAAACTATGGCAAATTCGAAGCAAGGATACATCCACCTTCGACACTTTAAGCGGGAACTTCTTCGAAGAACTCTCGCGCCAGGTGAATCTGAACAAACTGTTAAAGCGATGGAAGAAGCTGGGTATATAAAAGTACAAGACGGTCTTGTATTCCCAGTCAAGTTGTGATAGGATGAAAAACTCGCCTCGAGAAACATTCAAAATTAATAAAGGAGCATACATGAAAATAAATATAGACTACTCTCGCGATGAACTCTTGACAGATTCTGGCAAAACAATACTTAAAGATAGATACTTACTACCCACTGAGGCTAGTCCTCAAGATGGCTTTGCTCGGGCGGCAAAAACATTTGCTGATGACCAAGCCCACGCACAAAGATTATATGATTACGCTAGTAAGTTATGGTTTATGTTTTCAACACCTATCTTATCTAACGGGGGAACAACACGAGGGCTACCTATATCCTGCTTCTTAAATTATGTAGATGATTCACGTGAAGGTTTAGCAGATCACTATACTGAAAACATATGGCTGTCTAGCATGGGCGGTGGTATTGGTGGATACTGGGGTAATGTTAGATCCCAAGGTATGGCTACAAGTATTGGTAATAAAACTACAGGTGTGATTCCTTTCATGCATGTGGTGGATTCTCAGATGACTGCGTTCCATCAAGGCGCAACACGACGTGGTAGTTATGCATCATACATGGATGTATCTCACCCAGAGATTGTAGAGTTTATTGAAATGAGAAAACCTACAGGTGGAGATATTCATAGAAAGAATTTAAACTTACACCATGGTATCAATGTCACGGATGCTTTTATGGAAGCTGTCCAGAAAGGTGAGGCTTGGAATCTAATTGACCCGCACACTAAACAAGTTATTAAAACTATTGATGCTAGAACTTTATGGATTAAGATTCTGGAAACTAGAATCGCAACGGGCGAAC